AGAGGTTAATCCTGTAACAGCTCCTAATCCACCTGGTTTTCCATGTACTGTTACATCCCTAAAACCTTGATCTAAAGCTGATCTTACTTTACCCTGAGTATCTCCAAAAAATCCTTTAGTCATTGTTGCTACAGGATTATCTAACATAGCCTGAAAAGTTGCAGGATTTATATTTGCTCTATCGTCAGCAGAAAAAAGACTCATTATACTTTCTGGAGTTGCAGTAGTATCGCCAAATCTTCCTTCACCAAAGGCTTCTGTACCAGGAATATTTCCGCGCACACCTCCATACCCTGAAGGTCCACTAGGACCAGGTGCGCCTCCTAATCCAGCGCCTCCTAATCCAGCCCCTATACTTCCAGAAGAAACTCCTGCTCCTATACTTGCTCCACTATGACCGCCAAAAACTGCCATTTTAAACTATCCCTGCATTTGAGTATTCAATTTTTTTATCAAAGCTATACTTACGGTAAAGTGTTTTTGATTCTTGTTTTTCTCCAAAACGTTGTACCGATAAAGCAGCGTATCTCATAGCACTTAGACAATCATCTTTGATTGCGACCACTTTACCATTTTTTCTATGATAGAGACGAAGCTCCTCGAGGGTATGTATACAGGATTTAAAAATAAGAAGACGACCCGTTTCAAAGCGTTGTAGCAACATGCTAATGCCCGCTTCAACAGAATTATTACCATTTAGTTCTCCATCTACTGGTGGGTTTTTAAAATGTTCTAATAACATAAAAACACCTAAATCTCTGTATTGTTGAGCAAGTTGAACTCCAGAACCCTTATCATGCTGTAGACCATCGTGTGGGAAGGCTACAGGTATGCCAGGTGTTCTAGCGTTTAAAACTGCTGCATGAGTTAAAGGTGTTTCCTTACTTCTTCTATATTCATCGTAAACATAAATTATATCGTTGTCTGCGTCAAACGCTACCCAAATAACTGCTGTTGGATGGTCAAATCCAAAGTCTATAGCTGCTAACCTAATAAAATGTTCTGGAAGATCAAAATCTTCGCAAACTACATCGTCTTCACTTACCGGATATACCAGACCACTTCCAAATACTGGTATACCCTTGCTCCGCATATCTCTCTCGGCGGGGCTGTATACGGATAGGAGCTGTTCTTTTGTAGATACGTCTAAATGTTCTACATCGTCCCAGGTGGCTGTTGTTAGGCTTTGTCCAGGTTTTAGATCGTTTAAAAAACTGCTTACTACGCTGGTCATGCCTCGTTCTGGAGTGAACGTCATATAGACAATTCCGTTTGTATCGGCTGTTCTGGTTATACACTGACTAAAAATTTCTTGTTTAGGTTCTTCGTCAAGCCAAACAACGTCTATAGCCTCTCCCATAAATTTTTCAAAACCTTGTTCATACGCCTTAAAAGTAACTAAAGAGTTTCCACCGCTTTTGTGTTTTACCAATGCACTAGAAAACGCATTTGGAACACCTGGTTTTCTAATGGTTTCTACAATGTTGTTTAGCGGAATAACTCCCGTGCCTTTTTTACTAGGGTCTTGAGGATTTCCAAATAACTCCTTTTGTATAATATCTCTAGTTGTATCGTTACTTTCACCTGCTACCCACACTCGGACAGGTTTGTTAAATCTCTTCCCCCTCCACCATTTAGGATAGTTTCCTGTTAAATGGTAGGCGGTTTCTACAGCACCGCAAAAAGTCTTACCTACGCGGTTAGCTGCCATTAAAATTCTTTGCCTACAGTCTTCACCATCTTTGTGAAATTTAGATTGATACTTATATGGTTCGTAGAGTTTAATCTTATTTGTATCAATTCTACGTTGTTTTTCCTGTAGTAACTTTAATACCTCTTGTTTACTCCCGCTAGGCACTAAGTTTCACCACGTTGCTAAGACGTTCTATCTGTTCATCTAGTTCCTTATCACTAAGTTCAGAAACCTCTTTAATAGTTGTCTCTTGTTTCTGTATAGCGTCATATCCTGCCCTACTAAGGATGTCTCTAGCAGCGTTAAGCTTTACGTTTTCCGAATCCGCTGTTCTCATAAGAGACTCTAAAACAGACAAAGCAAGAGTAGCCGTTTCACCAACTCTCTCGCTTATACGTTTTTCTATATGTCTAAATAAATGTCTTTGTAATCTCTTTGCCCTATTACACGCATTTGTACGATTAGCAGTATATCCTGCTTTAAAAAAGGCTTTTTCTGGTTCTAAATTATTATCTACTAAGTTTATAATAAAATTATGCTCTTTTTCTGTAAGCTCTTTTTCTAAAGATTTAGGCTCTTCTAAAGAAGCATATAAACCTGTTTTTTTCAAACTCAATACTTTTATCCCTTTTTCCTAGATTTTACTTTTGCAGTTTTGGATAATTCTGAAAAATGAAATAATTTCTTACTACTTTTTGTGTGCGTTTTCCCAGAATGTAAAGTTCCATTAGGCATTTTATGAACATTGCCTGTATGCTTAGTTCCATCTTTAAAGTAATGAGCATGGTTTTTTGGCATATTTTAACTCCATTTTGTTTATAAATTAGAGTATATATCATTATACTATGTTGTTGCAATATTGTCAACCCCAAAATTTTACAATTATCCCCAAAAATGAACGCAGAGAACTATATACATACTTATATACGCAGGGGGGGCAAGCGACTGGTGCAAATTTGCAACACTGTTGCAGCTTTGTTACAGTGACATTTAAACAACAGTGTTTCAATATTGTCACAATGTTGCATTAAAGCCACAGTTACAAAATTGGAAACAATCTTGAAATAATTTTAAATGGTTTTTAATTTTGTTTCAATGTTGAAATAATTTTGAAAAGTGTGTGTGGGTGTAAGATGGATATCATTTGAAAATAAATTATTGATTATGCTTAATAATAAAAATGTTAATTTTTTTAAAAAAAGGTGTTGACAATGCAAAATAGTTAATGTATATATATTATAATGATTATACTGTGAAAGGATTTTTAAAGATGAATGATTTAGAAAAACAAATTAAGGAAGCCTTTGAAAATGCAATCAGGCAAGGTAGATTGTCTCTGGACGAAGCCTCTAGCAATTATGTTGGGGATTTCATGTGGATGGGGAAAAACTCCGAAGGCCTCGATGCTTTTAAAAATTCAACG